CCCGGCGCCAATAGCGGCGATGCGCCTCGGCGAGCGCCCCGCGCAGCCCGTCGGGATCGGACGGCACCAGGATCAGATGAACATGGTTTGGCATCAGGCACCAGGCGAGGCACCGCACGCCCTTGGTAGCGCACGCGCCCGTCACGAGGGTGAGATAAGCGGCATAATCGTCGTCGCTGAAGAACACAGGTTGCCGCCGGTTGCCGCGCTGCGTGACGTGGTGCGCTACACCAGGAACGACAATGCGGGCGAGACGGGCCATGCGCGTTCCTTCCCAGAAAACGGATCGAAAGGCAATTAAGTATAGCGTCCCCGAATTACCTAAGGAGCGGTAAAGGCGGCATAGAGGCAACCGGCGGCGAGCACCGCATAGAGCGCACCGCCAACCCAGAACCAGACCGGCTGTCGCGCTCGACTTATGTCCATGTACTTCTCTGGCATGCTGCCAGTCTTGAGGCCCGAAGCGAGCATCGCTGAGAAGCTTAAGGCCGAAAGGAGAAAAACGATTCTGATGCCACTCACTCCGGCCTCTCCAACAGCGCAAGCCTCTCTGGCTATGTGCGCACAATGCGCCGGCACGCGGGGGAATCAAGCGGGCCGCGTTCCGATGACCTTTGGTGACGTCCCGGCCCGATGTGCGGAGATCTATCTGGCCAACCGCACTCCCTCCGTCCGCCAAATGCTACCTATCCGTTTGCCGGACCTTCCAGGTGGAATTTTCTCGTATCATCGATCGCCCGCAACCTGCGCAGTGGCTTCTCCAATGCTCACCTACCGGGCGAACGTACCGCTTTGAACGGCGATGCCTTCCAAACACGCATAAAAGTGATTGCAACGGATTCACTGTGATGCACTCCGTCCACGCGCTGAGGGAGGATGGCGTGTCCTGTTCACTTGCCTCTGACAGGCGACGAGTGTCGATCAAGTGACAATCCTGTCATCAGCGGTCGCGCCGCTTCATCAGCGTGTGGGTCGGGCTTGGCTGCGGTTGCCGTTGTGGTTCCGGCCGATAGCATCGCGCGATATGCGACCTCTACAACCTCAAGGTCTCGCGCGCCGAACTCATTGCCTATTTTGAGGCCGTGGAGAGAAGGGGGCAGAGTAATTTATCCGGTCGAAAATGAGTGCCTGACGGGCGTAAATCACTCTGACTGACCCCTGTTTTCCAATCAATTGGCTTGGGACCAGCTTCGAGCACCCGGCCGCACCTCCGGGCGGGCGATTCTCTCGCCGGTCTGCACCGTAAGTCCATTGGCCAAGTCGGTTTTCCCCTCATACCGATAGCGGATGAAGCCGAAACCCGGACCGTGCTGAAGCTATTGAGAGATATGGTTCTCGCTGGCGCCGCACTATTGGCGTTGGCGTGCGCTGCAGTTGCCGCTGTCATCGCCATTGCCTCGGCGCAGGCACAGCGTGAGGCGGAGCGAAAAATCTGGCTGGCGCTGAGCAGTCATTATCCCGGCGATTCGGTGTCAGTGAATGACCGGGTCGATTACGACTATCTGGGGTATGGCAATCAGAGTTGTTTCGATGTGACGGTGAGGTCTCCGAAGACTGGTTCTACCAGAAGAGATATCGTCATGATCGACGGAGACGATGACGGCGGGACATGGGTGTTCGGCAGGACATACGGGAGGATGAGGGACTGCGAAGACGGTTTCGATCGGGGATAGTAAACCGGGCGAGATAATTCGGGGACACTATACCAATTAGGCGCCCGAGCAATCTTCTATTATTATAAATATCTGATAATAAACATATTAATGTTCACCGTCCCGTTGGAAATGTCAGCAACTCTCCTGACTTCCCCAACAGTCCTGTTGCGACCACCGCATCCGCGGGTTGATTCAAACCGTCCCGCACCTCGGCTATCCCGCCACCATGTTCTACCAACCCGAATATGCTGAGCAGGCAGCTGAACTCTGCCGCCTGGGCGCCACCGACGAAGAGCTCGCCGAGCATTTCGAGGTGTGCGTCCGCACCATCTATCGCTGGCGCAACGCCCATGAGGAGTTCGCCAAGGCGGTCATCACCGGCAAGGAGCACGCCGATACACGGGTCGAACGCTCGCTCTACTCCCGCGCGGTGGGGTGCAGCGTCGATCGGGTGAAGATCTTCAAGCATGCCGGCGATCCCGACCCGATCTACGCCCATTACAAGTACCAGCTCGCGCCCGATCCCAACGCGGCGCTGCAATGGCCCCGCGTCCGCCAGCCGCGCAAATGGCGCATTCGCGAGGAGGAGCCGAGCAATCCTACTGCCGTCGAGATGATCGAAAAGGCGCTCGCCCGGGCCGCTGCGCTCAAGTCGCCCGTTGTCCCCTTCAAACCAACTGCGAAAGTGCCCGCCCCTTTCTACGACCCCGTCAAGGCTCGCACCCGTGCTCGATCCAGCGGTTAACGACGAGCATCGTCAGCGGCTGATCGATCACATGATGAACTTCAGCCACGATCCCGCCGTCCACGCCGCGCTCATGTATTCCTGGGGCGAGGGCGTCCTGCGCGGCGTACCGGGTCCCCGTGCATGGCAGGCCGACGTCATGGCGGTAATCGCGTCGCACCTGGCCGATCCGGCCACGCGCTTCACGCCTTGCCGCATTGCCCGCGCCTCGGGCCACGGCATCGGCAAGTCGGCGCTGATCGCTATGCTGATCAAATGGGGACTCGATACCGGTGTGGACACTCGCGTCGTCGCCACCGCCAATACCGAAGGCCAGTTGCTCACCAAGACAGGACCCGAAATCGTCAAATGGCACAACCTCTCGCATACGCGAGACTGGTTCCGCGCCACCGCAACCGCGCTCGTCTCCAACACTCCGGGCCGTGATCGCTCATGGCGGTCCGATCTCGTCACCTGGTCGGTCACCAATACCGAGGCGTTCGCCGGCCTGCACAATCAGGGCAAGCGCATCATCCTGGTGTTCGACGAAGCCTCAGGCATCCCCTCCAAGGTCTGGGAGGTCGCGCTCGGCGCGCTCACCGACGAGGAGACCGAAATCATCTTCCTTGCCTTCGGCAACCCCACCTCCAATACCGGCCCGTTCCGCGAATGCTTCGGCCGCTTCCGCAAGCTGTGGAACGCGAAGCAGATCGATAGCCGCGACGTCGAAGGCACCAACAAGGCCTATCTCGACGAACTCGTCGAGACGTACGGCGAGGATAGCGACATCGTCCGCGTCCGCGTTCGCGGGCAATTCCCGAGCAGTAGCTCGATGCAGTTCATCGGCACCGCATTGGTCGATGCGGCGCGGGTGCGGACACCCTATCCATTGGTCAGCGACCCGATCATCTTCGGCCTCGATTGCGCGCGCTTCGGCGACGATCATTCCACGCTCGCGATCCGCCATGGCCGAGACGCCCGCACCCGGCCGTGGAAACGCTGGCACAAACAGGATGCGATGACGCTCGCCGGCGATGTCGCGTTACAGGCGCAGCTCCACCGGCCCGATGCGATCTTCGTCGATGCCGGCAATATCGGTGCCGCCGTAATCGATCGCCTGCGCCAATTGGGCGTCGAGAATGTCCATGAAGTCTGGTTCGGCGCGAAGGGTCGGGACGCGATCTGGTCGGGCGAGATGCGGGTCAAGACCGCCAACAAGCGTTCCGAAATGTGGACCAATATGCGCGGCTGGCTCTCGGGCGGCGCCATTCCCGATGACGAAACACTCGCGACCGATCTGACCAGCGTCGAATATGGCTATGCCGCCGATCAGGTCTCTATCCAGCTCGAGAAGAAGGAGCATATGAAGGCGCGCGGCCTCGCCTCGCCCGATGATGCCGATGCGCTGGCGCTCACCTTCGCTGAACCGGTGATGCCGCTCATGGCGACGGCCTGGGTGCATCCCTCGCGCCAGGAGTGGCGGCGGACCGACGAGGAGGATTATTATCTCTACCGCGATCTGCGCAGCGACGAGGATCTCTACCGCGACCTGCGCTAGCCGAACTCATGGGCGGCCAGCCGGCCGCGCAAATACACGCCAGTTACTTACCCATGCGAAATTCCGCGCTGCTTTTCGTGTTCGCGGATGCTGGTGGAATGGCCAGGTGGCGATGGCAAGCTAGCCCGGGATCGTGCCGCGAAACCACTGCACCGCGGCCCGGTGGCTCCCGCCCATAGGCATGAGAAAACGAACGGCTGAGCTGAGCAAAAGCTGCACCTCGCTACAAGGACAACAGAGTTGAGGTAAAATGCCAGATGTTGACCACACCGTCACCGCTACCCATCGCCATCGGGCCCTCCCGCTACTCACCCATATTGACGATCAAGAAATAACCATTTTGGTTGTTCTTTCCGATCGGGCTTGCGAGCACCCCCCCATGTCAGCTCCCCGATCCGGTTTATTGTCTCCTGGGTCCGCCTTATTACGGCAATGTGCCGGTCGGAAACAATTCTCGCCGGCCTCGAACAAGCCTTAGACACGCGAAGCCAGGCAGCTATAATTATTGAACGAATCCCCTGTGGCAGGGTGCCCGGGCCCCTCGCCACACGACCTCTTCTATTTTCACGCCGATTGCGAGCCATGGACGCGATTGCCCGCAAATATCATTTGCAATGTTGGATTTTAAGTGTTCTCTATTTGTTCTCAACGCCGCAACGCGGCGGATTAGCAGGAGGGGAGCCGCAATGGCACGAAAGCGAATTATCGAACTCGCGGTGATCGGCGCGCTGATCGCGGCGGCCGGCATCGCCAGCGCGTCGGAAACGATCACTTACACCTATGATGCCAAGGGGCGCCTCATCCTCGTCCAGCACGCCGGCACAGTGAACAACAATGTTGTGGCGAACTACACCTATGATACCGCCGACAATCGCAAGAATATCAAGGTAACCGGCGCTCCATAGAAGCTGCCGAGCCCGGCCGCGGGCACCGTCCTTTTCATACCTTTGAGGAAATCATCATGATCTCGACCAATGTCGGGCGCCGCCGGCTGCCTGCGCGCCGCGTGCTGCTCTCGCTCACCACCATTCTCTGTTCGGGGCTCGCCGTTCCGGCAATGGCACAAATCGTGGCTGCGCCGCCGCTTCCGATGATCGAAACCATCGATGCAAATGGCGTCGATCTGTCAAGCGGTTCGATGGTGCTTGCCGGCCCTTCGATTTCGATCGGCACCGCGGCATCGGGCATTTCCTTCTCCAGGGTCGGGGCGTCATTTGCAGGAGATTCGACCAGGGGGACCCTGAGCATCAGCGGATCCACTTACACCGCCACGATCGGCGCGGCCTCGGAAGATTTCATCCTGTCCGGCGGCGTGTACACGCCGCGCATCCCGAATGGTTCAACGCTCAGTTTGAACTCGGGAATCTGGACTTATACGATGCGCGACGGGACTGTCGCCACCTTCAGCACCGCGATGACAGCGCAGGTGCAATTGTGGACATCAAGCGCGAATATCACGAGCCTGGTTCGGCCGAACGGGGAGCGGCTGACCTATAATTATCGTCAGGCGACGGTTTGCCTCGACACTCCATCAGGGTGTCAAAATGTTACGGCCATCAGGCCGCAATCGATCACCAGCAGTCTCGGTTGGCAGCTACAGCTGCAATATGTGCTCGACAATGCAGGCAACGTCGTCCAGCTGAGCAGCTGGCTCAATATGAACAAGGTGGTGCTGTTCAATCTCGGCACCGACTATTGCAGCCCGCAGGCGAATGGCTGCACGCCGGCGGGCGCGTTCCAGAGCCTGGCGATTTCCGGTACCAGCTACACGGATACGGCCGGCAGGACGACCATTTGGTCGAGCAGCGCGGTGCGCCTTCCTGGCCACACCAGCGACGATATCACCTTTGCCTATGATGGGAACAATCGCGTCCAATCGGTGACCAAAGCCGGCGTTACGACGACCTATGGCTATTCGGACGACACGGTCAACAATGTGCGGACGACGACGGTCACCGATGCGCTCAGCAATCAGTGGATCTACAAATTCGATCTCACCAATTTTCTGTTGAAGTCAAGGACCGACCCGCTCAGTCGGACAAGGAGCCAGACTTATAACGCATCGCTTCAGCTTTATCAGGTCATCGCGCCCGAAGGCAATTACGTCCAATACGCCTATGATTCCCGCGGCAACAGAACATCGGTGACAAATGTCGCCAAGTCCGGCTCCGGCCTTGCGAACATCGTCACGAGCGCCGTCTATCCTTCGAGCTGTTCCAACGCGAAGACATGCAACCAGCCGACCAGCACGACCGACGCCAATGGCAATGTCACCAATTATACCTATGACACGAACAGCGGCGGTGTCGCCACGGTTACCCTGCCCGCGCCAACGACGGGCGCAGTACAGCCCCAGACACGCTTTACCTATTCGCCGCTCCAGGCTTATTACAAACAATCGAGCGGCGGCTCTCCGGTCGCATCCGGCCAGAACGTCTATCTCCCGACCGCGATCTCGCAGTGTCAGACCCTGTCGAGCTGCGCTGGTATCGCGGACGAGGTGAAGACGACCATTGCCTATGGCCCGCAGACCAGCGGCACAGCGAACAATCTGCTGCCGGTTTCGGCCGCTGCGGGCGATGGCACGGGCGCCCTGACGGCGACGACTGCCTTCACCTATGACGGCTATGGCAATCTGCTGACGGTCGACGGGCCACTTGCGGGCACCGCCGACACAACCGGCTATCGTTATGACACAGCCCGCCAGCGGATCGGCGTCACCTCACCCAATCCGGGCAACGGCCAGCCCGATCGCGCGACTCGCGTAACCTATAATCCCGACGGGCAGGTGCTGAAGCTGGAGACCGGCACGGTTACCGACCAGTCCGACAGCGCCTGGGCCAGCTTCGTGACCGCGCAGACGGTCGATATCGGATTCGACAGCTATTATCGCCCGATCACCAGCAAAGTCTCGGCCAGCGGCAGCGCCTATTCGCTGACTCAGACCAGCTATGATGCGCTTGGCCGCGCCAACTGCATCGCGGTGCGGATGAACATAGCGTCCTACGGCTCTCTGCCATCCTCTGCATGCACGCTGGCGACAACCGGCAGCGACGGGCCGGATCGGATCACCAAGGCCAGCTATGATTCCGCCAGCCAGCCGACATTGGTGCAGACTGCCTATGGTACGGCGGATCAGGCAAATGAGAAGACCACTAGCTATAACAATAACGGTACGCTCGCGACCTTGACGGATGCCCAGGGCAACAAGACGACCTATGAATATGATGGTTTCGATCGCCTGGTGAAAACACGCTATCCCGATACGACCGCGGGCGCCGGCACGAGCTCGACGACGGATTATGAGCAACTCGTCTATGATCCGAGCGGCAATATCACCAGCCAGCGGCTGCGCGGCTATGCGAACGACAGCACGCAGCATATCGACTTCACCTATGACGCGCTGAACCGGGTGACGGTGAAGGACCTTCCCTCGACGGAGTTCGACATAAATTACAATTACGACAATCTCGGCCGGCTGACGTCGGCGGTGTTTCCGCTCGCGACAACCTATACATTATCGTTCACCTATGATGCGCTGGGTCGCAATCTGACCCATACGGACATGTTCGGCACGATGACGTCGCAATATGACCTCGCCGGTCGCCGGACACTGCTCGGTTGGCCTGATGGATTCTATGTGAATTACGATCACCTCGTTACGGGCGAGGTAAGCGCGATCCGGGAGAATGGCGCGACCTCGGGCGTCGGCGTGCTCGCGACCTACAGCTATGACGGGCTTGGCCGGCGTACCGGCATTACCCGCGGCAATGGCACGACGACAACCTATGGTTATGACAACGTCTTGCGACTGACTTCGCTAGTCCATGATCTGGCGGGTAGCGCGAACGATCTCGCGCTTAGCTTAAGCTACAATCCAGCAGGCCAGATTACGAACACGACGCGCTCGAACGACAGCTATGCCTGGACGGCTGCTGCGAACCGGAACGACGCGTCCTCGGTCAACGGTCTGAACCAGGTGACGAGCGTGGGTGCCGGGAGCATCAGCTATGATGTCCGGGGCAATCTTACCACCACCGGTTCCAACAGCTACACCTATACCGCCGAGAATCATCTCGCGAGCGGGCCATCGAGCGCGGGCTTCAGTTACGACCAGTTCGGCCGGCTGTTCAAGGAAGCACAGACCACCACGACCCGTTTCCAGTATGACGGGCAGCAGATGACCGGCGAATATGTGTCGACCGCGCTTCAGCGCCGCTATGTCTATGGTCCCGGCGACGATGAGCCAGTGGTGTGGTACGAAGGCTCCGGAACAACCGATCGGCGCTGGCTGCATGCAGATGAACGTGGCTCGGTGGTCGCGGTGAGCAATGCGAGCGGCGTCTCGATCGGCACCAATACCTATGACGAATATGGCGTGCCCGGGGCCGGCAATATCGGGCGGTTCCAATATACCGGCCAGGCCTATCTGCCGACGATCGGCATGTATTATTACAAAGCCCGGATTTACTCATCGCGGCTCGGGCGGTTCATGCAGACCGATCCGATCGGCTATGGCGACGGGATGAACTGGCACAACTATGTCGGTGGAGATCCTATCAACGGCGCTGACCCTAGTGGACTGGCGACAGGCCAGGTTCCGAGCATGTCTTGCTATTCCCTTCCCGTTCCGCCCAATATCCCTAGTTATAGCGGCTCATCGAGTCCCAACGATATCGTCGTGACGGCCAAGGCAGTAAGCACGTGGCTCCAAGTGTGTATTTCGACTATGGTCTCCGTTCAAATACCAGATGGTACTATTTTCATGCAAGCGCCGGGGGCGATTGGAGGCGGTGGTGGGGGCAGAGGCACTCCAAGCGGGCGACAAACTCCTCAATGTACGCGAATCAGGAAATTGGCCGGTGAACTAGGCGAAGACTTCGAGAAGGCCTCACTCTGGCTAGGAGCAGCTTCTTTTGGCGGTGCTGTGGGAACCGCTTTTGCTGGAGCCGGCGAAGTGCCTTCGGGGGGGCTCGACACGCCTGCTACTTTTGGCTTCGCCGCCTTTGCTGAAGAGACGGGTAAGGCCGCTTTGTTTACGGGCGGCATAGGCGCGAGTCTGAAGAGTTTTTCGGAAGGGAGTCCGGGCACACTTGGAAAATTCATTACAATATCCGCGGGATCCGTAGCAATGGAGCACCTCCTCGAGAAGGTGCCCTTTGGTAATGTTATTACAAAATTACTTGAACGCGCCGCGGACATTTCTACTCAAGAAGAAAGGGCTCATTGTTAATGTAGGTGGTCCTATGTCATTAATAAATTCATTTTGGCGCTCTGACGACCCGTGGATTCAAGATCACAAATGGGTAATACTAGGTATCTTAATCTTAATTCCATTGATTATATACTCATTGATCTCGAAAAAAATATCTCTCTCTTCAGGGTCTCCTATATTTTCGAAGGCAGAGCGCCCATATGATTATTGGCTCGGTATTTCAATATATGTCGGGATGTTTACCGCGCTTGTTATTTGCATATTTCTCTGACATTCCATTTTGGGAGTCTGATTATCATCATCATAGTGTGATTTCATGGGTTTGAAATCCTTCGTGTGGAGGCGGTATGGCCAAACCAATACGTGTTAATCGAATTCGCCTCGGTGCCCTGATGGTTGCCGTAGGTGTAATGCAGATTTGGTTCGATAACCTCATTCTCGGGGGTGGCTGTATAGCCGTCGCAGCCGTGCTAATCTGCCAACACTTCTGGCTGCAAAAGAAATTTCCCGAGGCCTGAAGGGTTCCATATTACATGGGGTAATCGCGGGAGCGAGTCGCCCGAGGCCTGATATTTGAGTGAGTTGAGCGCAGCGAAAGGCGTGCGCCGGGCGGTTGTTCCCCGATAGGATGGTGAAGCGGGCTCACGACGTGGTGCC